AAATACAAATCATCAAACTTCATGATCGTAATATGCTCGGGGTCAACGATAGCTGCTGGACCACATTCGTCTGATTCAACAACAGCTATCACTTGCATATATCTACCATACCACTTTTCTGATTATCCGTATACTAGGTATGCTTAGTATGCTAAGTATATAAGTATATATAGTTTATATAGTATATGAGTTTGCTCGCATGCCTGCATGCGAAGCATACCATAAAAATTTCAGAAATGTGTGGTGAAGCACAAAAAAAATAAAAATTTCTGGTAATCTTTATTCATGACAAAATTCTTTTTTTGGGCAGTGTGGACAAGTGTATCAGCTCTTGGAATTAGATATGCTTCAAGTCAATTACTTAACAACGATATTACTTTTCTTTCCAGTGTGCTATTAGTACTTATATACCAGTGGATTAGGTTTATTAAACCTCCTCAGAATAATGAAAATGATTTGAAAGAGATTACAAAACCAAATACAAGAGTACCAGTGAATACTAATAAGTATAGGAAGACTAAGTGAGAATAGAAAGCTATAATTCAGAAATTAATCTTGAGGATATGGAGACTCTCCAGATTGTTATTAAAGCTGTTCCGTTTGAAGAAGGTTATATACCTGCCTTTGTTATTATGTCTCCAGAAGATCAATACCCAATGACGCTTGATGAATTAAATGCGCTTATGGATGGAATAGAAATAGCAAGAGATAAGGTTGATGAAATTATAACTTATATAATTAGAAAAAAGCTTTCTAGATACGAGGATGGTGAACAAGATGATTCTGGGACAGGTGATTAAGGATTTTCCCTATCCAGTTAGAACATGTCCTTATTGCAATAAAGAACTTGTTGTAGTAAATGCGGTTCACTGGCATGAAGATAAGTATCAATATAAAGCTCTATATTTTTGTCCAAATGGCGGATGTCCTGTATACGATGAAGGCGCTAAAAAGGCATATGCAAGAATTGTTTATTCATCAGAAGATGCCGCGGCTTATTTCTGGAGAGTTCAGATTCCAGTTCAGCGCTGGAATCAGGCTGATGTTGTTAGTATTTATGAATAATGTGATAAAATAAGACTTATGCCTATTAACTCATGTTCAGACGGTGGTAACTCAGGTTATAAATGGGGAGATAGCGGTAAGTGCTATACCTATACAGCTGGAGATAAGGAATCAAGATCAGCAGCTCGAGAAAAAGCAAGAATGCAAGGCGTTGCAGCTAGATTAAATGGCTATGTTGAAAAATCAGAAAATGAAGAAGAAGTTTATAATCTTGTTAAGAGTCTGACTGAATGGTTTAATGAAAGATGGGTTGATATCTCTCGACCAAAGCCAGGTGGTGGTTACGAGTCTTGTGGAAGATCAGATGCCAGTAGTGGAAAGTATCCAAAATGCGTTCCTGCTTCAAGAGCAGCCAGAATGACACCGGCACAGATTCGCTCCGCTGTTCAGAGAAAGAGGCGAGCAGAATCAACACAAACACGCGAAGGCAAGAAGCCAATCAATGTAAGCACGATTAAGAAGATTGCAGAGGATCTGGCAGAAGAAGAAGCAATGTTGGCAATGGCGCTTGTTTCTATTGCACAGCGCTATGGAAAGTTTAATGAAGATGCAACTGGTGTCTGGGCTGGGTACGAGCCAGCAGAAGAAAATGATGATGCAGAGATTGGGGTAAAGTGCGCAAACTGCATTCTGTATCAGGGTGATGGCGTTTGCAAGATTATTGCCCAGCAAGTTGAGGATGAAGGAAAGTGCAGATTCGCCATCATTCCAGACGGTGTTGTTCAAATGGAAGATGATGAAATGGAAGATGAAGACGAGATGGAAGAAAAGGTGGAGATGGAAGACGAATCAAATGGCGAAATGGAAGATGAGATGGAAGACGAAGATCCAGATGATATGCTCTCTCCAATTCAGCAGGCGCAGTATGAAGCGCTTGAGGCAATCGCAGAAAAGTTTGGAAAATGGGATCAGAGCGCTGGCGCTAATGGAGCTCATTATGCCAATGAAGAGAATAATCCCTTTAAGGAGGCCGGTATGGTTTGTGCCAACTGTGTGTTCTATGAAGGAGGCAGGGGTTGTGAAATTGTTGAAGGAGAAATTGAACCTAATGCAATTTGCAAACTTTGGATTATAAACGAAAAATACATAACTGAATAATACTTATAGGAGGAAAAATGAAGTTTATTAATATTCCAGTTGATAATGCAGAAAAGATGGTTGAAAGACATAAGTTCCTGCTCAAGGAAGCTCTTTCAGCAGCTGCATATCATCAAGATCAAATTGATGTCCTCAGCAAGGCTGTTAAGGATGTTACTTTCATGCTTACAGAAGAGAAGCAGTCGCTTCCCGGTTCAGACTCTGGTTCAACAGGTGAGCCAGCATCATCAGCACCAAAGGCTCAAGAAGTCGATGGCGATGGAAAGGTTGAAGTTCGTAAGAATGAATTAATCACAGTTCTTAAGCAGCACGAAGCTGAGTTCGGTTCGTTTGACATTGATGTTGAGACAATCGTTAGCTTTTTAATGGCTGAGTAATATGGAAGCGGTCATTGTCGCTATAATTGGCCTTGTTGGTGCAATTATAGTCGCCAGGATTGAAAAATCCTCAGCAAAAAACTCAGAAGAACATGGTTACGTTGTAAGAGTTCTTGAAAGAGTTGAAGACAAGATTGATAATCACATAGAAAATCACAATAAAAAGTAAGCTCTACGGGCGCTTCTTGGTTTAACATATTTCGCAAGATTATGTTAGATGCGGGGAGCGCCCGTATTTTTTTTATTTCCCCATTGATTTCCTTTTTTATAAGTGATAGTCTTTCTGCATCTGAAGAAAGAGGTGGACATGTCAGAAGAAAATACTGAATCACTTCCAGTGGATCAGGAATATGCTGGTTTTATTTCAACAAAAGAGTTTGATGCAATCTTTGACAGATTGATTTTTTCTCTCCCAGAAGATCTAAGACTGAACGATTATAGAGTTGCTGCTGCGGTAATTTATGGTTACTACAAAGGCTGGAGCCCAAGCAAGACATGTCGCTATTACAATGTAACTGAGGAAGACTACAAGAAGTATTCTTCTTTTTTCAAGTTTGAACAAAGGGAGGTGAATACTAAGATGAAGACAGGAAGAAAGTCCAAGCAGGAAAATATTGTCAGCTTCCTTACCGGAAATGTTGGCAAGATTGTTACCCCTGCACAAGTTGCTGAGGATGTGAACATTTCGCTCCCAACCTTTTACAACTTCTACAATGCAAACCGTGGTTATTTCCGTAAGGTTAAGCGCGGTCAGTTTGAGATCATTGATCCAAAGACGGAGAGAACAAATAGCTAATGCCATTCATAAAGATGCCCCAAAAAATTAGAGTAAAAGAAATTCCCGTTGCAGAAAAGACATGGGAAGATTATGCAGCGCTTGCTGTTAATGATATGTTTATCATTGCAGCTAGCATTGAGAGAGCAGGGGCACGTGCAACAATGAATGCATTCCTGTCTATCAATACTAACAATTTATATTTTGATAGTATTGATTTTCAAGATGATGATATGGATAATATCACTTATATTAAAACTATAATTGATCATTATATCTCAACAAAGTCTTGGAACTATGAGCCAGGTGTTATGAAAGAGAATCAACCAGGATCAGTAATCAAGGATTGCAAGCGTTACCATAGTTGTCTTATTGGTTTCATGGGAGCGCTTGCAATCCATTATTGTTTAGTAAATGATATTGATCTAACAAGAGAGTCGCTTACATCAACCCTGATTAAGAAACAAAAAGATTATGGTCCAAAAAATATTGCAAGATTTGGATTGAATGGTCTAGTCATTAGAACGCATGACAAGATTGCCAGATTAGAAAATCTAATGTCAAAGAAAGATGGAGTTAAGAATGCTGTTGAAAACGAGAGTTTTTATGATACACTGCTTGATATTGGCGGCTATGCAGCGATTGGATTAATGTGGACTGAAGGAACATTCTTCACTCCGCTAAGAGAGGAATAGATGGCTAAAGAAATTCAACACAAGCATATTCTTGTTCGTGGACATGTCTATCACCCACCAACTGAAGCCGATATAAAAGATGTTGAGCTTTGGTTGAAGCTTTTTGTTCATAAGATTGGTATGAACATTATTCAGGGTCCATATATTTCATATGTTGGTAGTGAGGGTAATAAGGGATTAACAGGTGTTGTGATGATTGAAACATCACACATTGCATTTCATATTTGGGATGAACAAAATCCTGGCCTTCTCCAGTTTGATCTATATACATGCTCTTCTCTTGATGTTAGTTTAGTTCTTGATGAGCTAGAAACATTTTTTGATTTTGAAGAATATCAATATATGGTCTTTGATAGAGAACATAATTTCCAGCTTATTGACGGTTCTTTCTCTTCCTATGGTGATTACGATTATGGCTTCTAAGACTACTGAAGCTATTGATCCCTGGATTCAGCGATATGTAAATAAATTAAAGAATATGACCGGTTTATCTAATTGGTCAATTACTGTTAGTCCAAAACCATCATCGCTTGGTTCTCTTGCAGAGACAGAAATTGTTTATGGACAAAATCTTGCTATCATGCAGTTTCACAAAGATTTTCGTAAGGATAGTCCGGAAGATTTACGAGCAACTGTTGTTCATGAATTACTTCATTGTCACTTTGCTCCAATGGCTGAGGTCATTTCTGATATGCTCGCCCCAGAAGATGATGATCCAAAATCAAAAGGTATACACAAAAGTGTAGTAGCCGTTGTTGAGTATGAAACAGAAAGAATTATTGATGGAATTAGCGAATCAATTGGCAAGTGGTTACCAACTCCTGATGTTCCCAAAAGAAAAGTAAAAACGGCAAAGAAGGTTGCAAGAAAAGTTCCTGCGAATAGGAAAAAGAAGTGATTATTCATCCAAATGACGATTTTTGGTATTATAATGATTACTACTCCGCTCTCATGGCGAAATCGGCAAACGCAGAGGACTTAAAATCCTTCACCGAAAGGTTTCTGGGTTCAAGTCCCAGTGAGAGCACACGCCCCTTTAGCTCAGTGGCAGAGCACTTCACTTGTAATGAAGCGGTCCTCGGTTCAAATCCGAGAGGGGGCTCTGAATGAATAAGTTACCAAATACAATAATTACAGCCGTTAAAGATTGTCGGTTTATTATTTTTGATAAACCAGATATTGTTTCAAATAATCTAAGAGGTGGTGGTGGTCATGAAGCTCATTTGGAAGATATATCTAAGACTTTAATTGGCAATGCACAGGATGGAACTGTTCTGGATATTGGAGCAAATCTTGGAAGTTACGTTGTTCCAGTTGCAAAACATTTTCCAAATTTAAAGTTCTTTTCATTTGAACCACAAAGAATTATTTACTATCAGCTTTGTTCAAATATTATTTTAAACTCATTAAATAATGTTACAGCCATTCAGATGGGTATTTCTGATGAACAGAAGGTAATACAAACAGTTGTTCCAAATTATGCAGAAGAAACTAATATCGGTGCATTTAGTCTTGATGACGAAGTTCGTCAAAATCAATATGAATGTGCAACTATTGGTGAAACCGAAATTATGAGTATTGTTACTCTTGATATGATGGCAATTAAAAACATTAGACTTATTAAGATTGATGTTGAAGGTCTTGAACTCAATGTTTTAAAGGGTGGTTTAAAAACTCTTGAAGCAAATAATTATCCACCAATTATTTTTGAAGCCTGGACTTATAAGCCCTGGTTTCAAGAAAGAAGAAAAGAGTTGTATGACTATATTGAATCACTTGGATATAAGATCACTATTGTTGGTGAAAACAATATTGCTCAGCATATAAATAAACCAATAATTGATTTTGAGGTGGTGAATAATGTCTAAGCAGGATAAGATTACACATGCAGTGTATTTTACACTTCATGCTATTACTATTGCATTATTGTTGATTAAATAGTGGTAGAATAGAAGAATGTCTGCTGTTATCTGCGATATTGATGGAACAATTCTTTTCGGCAAAAAGCCGATCCAGAAAACCATTGATTATCTCAAGGAATTGGATCAAAGATATCAAATTTTTATAGTAACAGCCAGACCTTCCTCACGCAGAGAAGAAACAATCGCATCTCTGAAGGAATTTGGGGTTCCATTTCATAGATTAATCATGAACAACACCGGAAGTTCTCATAGAGATGGATTAGAATCAAAAAGAACAGCTGCTGAAAGCATTTTATTTGTTCAAAGAGTGGTTTTAGCCATTGATAACGACCTCGGTGCAAGAAGAGTGTACGCTTCTCTGAAAATCAAGACGCTTGACCCAAGAAAGATCCTTCCCAGATAGCTCAGTTGGCAGAGCAATGGACTGTTAATCCATCGGTCGTAGGTTCGAGCCCTACTCTGGGAGCAAAAAGACCCTTTATCGTGTATACTGATGCATCTCGGAGCGATGGCAGAGAGGCTTATTGCACATGTCTTGAAAACATGAGTCCGTTTGTGCGGACCGGGGGTTCAAATCCCTCTCGCTCCTCTCTATGGAAATTATTGATGACTTCATACCTCTCAAAGAACAGCTGGAGTTGTTCAAGTATGTGTCAGATTCAAAGTTTCCGTACCGAATTTATAAAACACACATTGAAGAAGATGCCGTAACCAAGCCGGGATTTCATTCTCCGGATCAATTTACCCATCATTTGTATTTTACGGGGGAAGAAAACTCTTCTCCACATCTGGGAATCATCCGCCCAATCTTTGATCGCCTCAATAAGATGTTCCCCAACACCACTTTGTTGAGAGCAAAGGTTAATTTGACCACGCCGGCACCTCCATACAGGAACTATGAGCCCCAGATTCCCCATGTTGATATGAAATATGATAACGGAGACCCGGTTCCCCATATGGTTTGTCTATATTATATAAACAATACAGATGGACCAACATACTTTTTTGACAAAAATGAGAGGATTATAAAGGGCATACAGCCCAAACAGGGTAGAGCTATCATATTTTCGGGGGATAAATTACACGCCGGCTCCAATCCGGTACACTATCCATACCGTTTTGCCCTTAATATCAACTTCCAGAAGGCTTCCCAGCGTGGGTGGCAAAATCCGCCTAATAACTAAGGCTGTTTTATAGCCTTGTGGCTCTTGACAAACCCATCCATTTCCTTCTATTGTTGATATCTATGCCAACGTATTCCTACCGATGTAAGAATGATCATGTGTATTCTGAAGAAAGAAGTATTAAGGAAGAAATTTCAAACCCGAATTGTTCTGTCTGCAACGAGATTCTGAAACAGATTTATTCCCCGCCGCTTATTGAACTCAAAGGTAGTGGATTTTACCGTAACTCCAAGAAGTGATATACTCTATTTGATGCTGTAATGGCATCCGCGGCGCAATCGTGAGCTGTCGATCCTGTTGGTTCCCCCCAACACGACAGTACGAGTTTCGCTATCTTAGGACCGTTATAGTGACACCTAAGTGAAAAGACCCGCTTCTTCCACCGGAGCGGGTCTTTGTCATTCCCCCGCAAATTTTGTGTGAGCGCTCTCTGAGAGCATCTCTGAGCAATTTTAATATATATTTTTAACCGGCACAGCCCCGCCCCTTTTTTTACAAAAATTGAGTATATATCGGAAGAGGGTAATGCATCCCTGGGCGTGTAGCAGCTCGACGGTGTTGGGTATGGTCAATGCCTAACGGTCGCATAATGCGACAGTCATTGGGTCGCATAATGCGAGAATGTTTCTAGCCCTTATGGGGTAAGGGTTTCAGGGGGGTATTGGTGCTAGCAATAGGTCGCCAGTCCTGTATGCTTACAAGTACCGAGGCAATACCGCCGAGGTAGCCCCGAGGGGGCTTGTTCTGAGAGGGGATACCGATGGCTACCAAGTCCATCAAGGCGAGCGCACGAGGGGGGGTGACGGTCAAGGCAACGGCGAGCAAGGTCGCCAAGCGCAACAACGCGCTAGGCAAGTTGCGAGCCAAGCCCATGTACGCCGACAAGGGCGCGCACAAGTTCTGGGCAACCTTGGCAACGGTCGCTAAGGGGTCGCTAATCCCTAGCGATCTTCGCACCGCCACTATCGGCAACGCCCAAGCCCGTCGCCAATGGTGCGCCGATAACGGCGCGGTACTGGTAGACGCTCGCGAGGTCTGTCGCAAGGTCTCGCTAGACCGAGCCGATAACGCGGTGAGGGCAAGGCTCGCCAAACTTGCCGAGGTGGATACCACGCTTGGCAAGGTTGGGTATGTCCGAGCGATCGCTACGCCGATTGCCAAGGCGAACCCTGACCACGCGCTCGCCTATTCGGTCTACTTGTATCGCACCAAGTAGCCCGAGGGGTACGGGGGGGCGGGGCAACCCGCCCCCCTTGCCATTCCCCCCGACATCGAATCGTGCGGCCGAATACGCGAGGGCGAGCGATCCAGGGGCGCGAGGTCGAGCGCGGCGAGATCGAGGTCAAGCGTACGTGGGGTAGGGGTGAAGATCGAAACGCCATCCCGAACATAGCCAAGCCCCACTCTCATTTAGTGTGTATGCCGCAGTCTCTCTCTGTACGTTTGTATCGAGACAGAAACGAACGCGGCCGCTCTCTTATCAATACACCCAGCATGTAATATTACAACCTGGTCATTTATGGAGTATGTAACTTTACGACCTCAACCTTTACGAACACGTAATACTGAATGTAATACAAATGTCATATTTCAGTATTTGCGTTACCCTTGTAACATAAGTAGTGTATTTAGTACCACATTCACTAGACCCATAAGGAGGGGCTATGCCAAGGATAGAAGAAGAGAACGGGGTGACGGTGATCTACGTCCCCACCCCGCGCTG